GCTGGACACGACGCTCGCCCGCCGGAGGGCGGGATGACGGTCCCACGCATCGAGATCGATGACCGCGATGTCGTCTCCGCGCTGAACCGGCTGATCGCGGTCGGCGAGAGCCCAGCGCCGGCGCTCAACGCGGTGGGCCGCGTCTTGAAGAGCAAGATCCAGATGGGCTTCCAGACATCCACCGATCCGCTGGGCCGGACCTGGGCGCCATTGAAATCTCGGCGCGGCCAGCCGCTGCGCGACAAGGGACACCTGATGGGCTCGATCGACTACCAGGTCGAGGGCAACTCGGTGGTGGTCGGCACCAACAAGCTCTACGCGCCGGTGCATCAGTTCGGCGCGAAGATCGAGGCGAAGGCAGGCAAAGTGTTGCGCTTCTTCGTCGAGGGGCGGCCGGTGTTCGTGAAGCGCGTGACCATCCCCGCGCGGCCGTTCCTGCCGCAGGACCGGCTGCCCGATGCGTGGGGCGATGACTCGCTCGATGCGATCGGGGAAGTCGTGCGCGGCGCGTGGGAGGGCCACGGCGGCGCGGCGCGCTGATTAGTCAACATCCGTTACCTAACGCCACACTCTGCGCTGGTCTATCGTGGCGCACTGATGGCCCCCCTGCAGATCTTCAAGCCCGGCCGGCACACCGCAACGAACGGCAAGGTGATCGAGTTCACCGAGTCGCAGCTGAAGGCGTCGGCGGATGCCTATAAGCCCGAGCTACACGACGCGCCATTCGTCGTGGGCCACCCGAAGACGGACGCGCCCGCTTACGGCTGGACCAAATCGCTCGCTTTCGACGACGGCGTGCTCGCGGCGGAGCCGCACCTGGTGGACGCGCAGTTCCAGGAGATGGTGAACGCCGGCCGCTTCAACAAGATCTCCGCGAGCTTCTACGAGCCCGACGCGCCGGGCAATCCGGTGCCCGGCGTCTACTACCTGCGCCACGTCGGCTTCCTCGGCGCGCAGGCGCCCTCCGTACGGGGGCTGAAAAGCGCGAGCTTCGCCGGGGACGAGAAGGGCGTCATCGAGTTCGCCGACTGGGGCGAATCCATCGTCGCCTCGCTCTTCCGCTCGATCCGCGACGCCTGGATCGCCAAGTTCGGCAAGGAAGAAGCCGACAAGACCATCCCCGACTATTCCGTCACCGCGTTGACCGAGCACGCCGCGCAGGGCGACTCGATGACGCACAGCTACGCCGCACCTTCACAAGAGGAAAACGATATGCAGCTCACCAAGGAGCAGCTCGAAGCCCAAGCGAAGGACCTGAAGGCCAAGGAAGACAAGCTCGCCGCCGACCGCGCCGAGTTCGCGGAGCGCGAGAAGGCCGTGAAAGCGCAGGAGGAAAAGAACCGCCGCGCGGGGCTCGTCGAGTTCGCCGACACCCTGGTGAAGGAAGGCAAGATCCTGCCGCGCGACAAGGACGGGCTGGTCGCCTACATGGCCGGGCCGAACGATGCGGGAATGATCGAGTTCAGCGAAGGCGAGACCAAATATTCGGTAAACCCCGCCGATTGGCTGAAGAAGTTTCTCGCGGCGTTGCCCAAGCAGGTGGATTACGCCGAGCACAGCGCGCGGACAGAGGTCGAGTCCCCGAGCGTCAGCTTCGCCGCGCCTCCCGGCTACGTCATCGACCCGGAGCGGCTCGAGCTCCACAACAAGGCGCTCGCCTGGCAGCAGCAGCATCCCAACACCAGCTACGACGCCGCGATCGCCGCGGTGACGCACTGAGCACTCAGCACTGAGCACTCAGCACTCTCATTAAAGGAGTCTCGACATGAAGCAATCCATCCCGGTCCTCACCCTGACCCAAGTCCTGACCGCCACGGTCGCCGCGAATCGCTTCACTACGGTCGCCGGCATACAGACGGGCGCGGACTTGAACGCATTGGGCGTTTCCCGCACCGGCGGTATCGCGACCGAGAAAATTCCGGTGGACGTGCTCGGCACGTCCATCATCGAGGCGGGCGCGGCGATTGCCGCTGGCGCGACGCTGAAATCCGACGCGACCGGGCGCGGGATCACCTGGGTGACCTCGGGTGCCCGACTCGCGATTGCGCTCGAGGCCGCGGGCGGCGCGGGCGAGTTCATCGAAGCCGTGCTCATCCCGAACGCGGCGTAGCGGAAACGATTCCATAGCACCACTACGGTCAGCTGTGCCGGGGAGATAACCCGGCACAGCGAGACCGGGCAAAGACAACCAGGAGAACCTGATATGAAAAAGCTGTTCAAGCTCGAATCGAACTTCCAGGCCGCACTCATTCTCATCGCGATCGTCGCCGCGGTGCTGTGGCACGCCGGCCTGATCGCGCCGGAAGCCGCGCCGCTGCTGTTCGCGATGGCGCAGGCGACGCCGGCCGGCGCGCGCGTGATCGATCCGGTCCTCACCACCGCGGCGCAGGGCTACAAGCACCCGGATTTCATTGGCGACGCGCTCTTCCCGATGGTCCCGGTCGAAGCACGCGGAGGCAAGATCATCACGTTCGGGCGCGAGGACTTCGAGCTCTACTCTACGATTCGCTCGCCGGGCGCGGCCACGAAGCGCGTCCAGTTCGGATATTCCGGCGCCAGCTTCGCGCTCGAGGATCACTCGCTGGAAGGCGTCGTGCCGATCGAGTTGAGCCAGGAAGCGGCCGCGGTGCCCGGCATCAACCTCGGCAACGGCGCAGTGCGCAAGACGCAGAACATCATCGCGCTCCGCAAAGAAAAGGCGCAGGCCGATCTCGCGACGACCGCGGCCAACTACCCGGCCTCGAACAAGGTGACGCTCGCCGGCACCGCCCAATGGAGCGATTACACCACCGGCGTCTCCGATCCCTCCGCCGACATCGAGACCGCCAAGGAAGCGATCCGCAACAAGATCGGCAAGCGCCCGAACACCGTGGTGCTGGGTTCACTGGTGTGGTCGAAGGTGAAATATCATCCGAAGATGATCGAACGCATCAAGTACACCGGGCGCGACTCGCTCTCGCTCGACATGGTCGCGGCGCTGTGGGACGTAAAGCGCGTGTTGGTCGGCGATGCTGTGTATCTGACCGCCGCCGGCGTCCAGACGGATATATGGGCCAAGTTCGCCGTGCTGGGCTACACCGAGATCGGCTCGCTCGCCGACAACGGGCTCCCGTCATTCGGTTATACCTACCAGCTGCGCGGCTACCCGATCGTCGAGCAGCCTTACTACGAGCGCAACCCGAAGAGCTGGATCTACCCGGTCACGGACTCGCTGCAGCCGGTGATCGCCTCCAACATCGCGGGCTATCTCATCAGCGCCCCGATCGCGTAACCGGGCGCGCCCTGGTTGAAGCCCTCTCCCGCGTGGAGAGGGTTTTTGCAAGGACACCCACAGACCAGGAGGCCGCCATGTCGAAGTACACCGCGAAGACCCCGATCAAGCTCAACGACGACGAGCGAGTGGAGGAAGGCGCCGAGCTGGAGTTGACCGACAAGCAGGCGAAGCCCCTGCTCGCCATCGGCGCGGTCGAGGCCGTGAAGCCCGCGAAGCCGGCGAAGTCCGACGATAGGTAGTGCGCCGCCAATGAGGAACCTGAGCGCAGCGATCCTCGCTCTCGCGCTCGCCGCCGCCGCCCAGATGGCCTACGCCACCCAGCAGAACCTGATCGACCGCTTCGGCGAGCGGGAACTGATCGAGCTGACCGACCGCGCGGACCCGCCCACCGGCGCGATCGACGCCGCGGTGGTTACCAAGGCGCTCGCCGACGCGGACGGCGCGATCAACGGCTACCTCGCCGTGAAATACCAGCTCCCGATTTCCCCGGTGCCGGTGATGTTCGAGCGCTTCGGCTGCGACATCGCCCGCTACTACCTCTACGAGGACCGCGTCACCGACCAGGTGCGACGCCGCTACGAGGACGCGATCAAATACCTCGAGGGAGTGGCCTCGGGCAAGGTCAACATCGGCGTGGATGCCTCGAACCAGGCGCCGGCCGCATCCGGCGGCCCGGAAGTGTCCGCGCCGGATCGCATTTTTACGGGTGACAGTCTTGCCGACTTCACTGGCTCATGAGCGTCGAGCTGTTCGACCCGCAGCTGGTGATCGCGCGCCTCGCGGAGCGGGTGTCGGGGCTGAGGAAGGTCGCCGGTGCCGTGGACTTCGCCACTGCCGCTCAGGATCTCAAGCAGCCGCCGGCCGCCTACGTGATCGAGCTAGCGAACCGCGCGTCGCGCAACTCGCTCGCGGTTATGGCGGTGTCCCAGGAGAACGAGATCCGCTTCGGCGTGATCATGGCGGTGCAGAACCTGCGCGATGCTCGCGGGGATGCAGCGCAAACCGATATGAATGTGCTGGTGCGAAAACCCGTGATGGCGGCGCTACTCGGCTGGGCGCCGCATCCCGACTCTACCGTCATCGAGTACAGCGGCGGCCGACTGCTGCAGCTCGACAACCTGGTGCTGTGGTGGCAGGACGACTACCTCACCTCGATCCTCGAACGGAGTTCCTGACATGACCCAGCGCGGCGGCGGCAGCTTCAGCGTCTCGGAATCCGGCGAGTTGACGCAAGTGGAAAAGCCGACGCGCGATCATCCCGAAGGCAACCGGCCGCGCAACAGCGACGGCAAGCCGATTGATTTGGCCGCCCCGGCGCTCGACAGCCAGCCCG